CATGCTCTCATTTGTTCGCGGCGTCGATGACCGCGAGACCTGGGTGAAGATGGCCTTCATCCTCAAAGAAGAATTCGGCGAGCCCGCCTTCGAAGCGTGGGACGCCTGGAGCCAGCAAGGCTCAAACTACAACCCCCGCGACTGCCGCGACGTCTGGAAGTCCTGCAAGATAGGCACCGGCGCAAACCGCGCTACCGTCGGCACGCTGATCGCCCTGGCCAAAGAGGGTGGCTACAAATCCACTGCCCAAGACCGCAAGCCCATTGACCCCGAGGACCAAGCCCGGCGAATCGCTGAGCGTGAGGCCCGCATGGCGGCCGAGGAGGCGCAGGCGAAAATCGACCGCGACGCCGCAGCCACCCGCGCCGCCGAGATGTGGGCACGCGCCACCGTGGTCACCGCCCACCCCTACGTGCAGCGCAAACTGATCGAGCCCGAGGGTGCCCGGATGCTGGGCGAGGAGCTGCTCATCCCGCTGCGCCACGGACCCGGCGCACTGGTAGGCCTGCAGCGCATTAAGCCCGATGGCACCAAGCTGTTCTTGAAAGGCACGCCATCCGGCGGCGCTTACACCGTCCTCGGCCGCCCCGATAAGCAGGGCACCGTGGTGATCGCCGAGGGCTGGGCCACAGCCTGCTCCATCCGCATGGCCACCGAGCACTGCGTGGTGGTCGCCTTCAACTCGGGCAACCTGGCACCCGTGGCCCGCAAGATCCGCGCAGCGCTGCCGGACGCCCGCATGATCATCGCGGCCGACGACGACTTTCAGACCAAGGGAAACCCCGGCATAACCGACGCTCGCAAGACCGCCCGCGAGGTCAACGCCCTGGTGGCCATCCCGGTGTGGGGCCTGAATCGCGGCACCGGCACCGACTTCAACGACCTGCACCTGGCCGATGGGCTGGCCGCCGTCGAGGACTGCATTTTGAAGGCGGGCCCAGCAGATGAGCCCACCCCGCCGGAGCCACCACCTGCCGACGACCCCCCACCGCACGAGCCGCCAGACTTCGAGCCGCCATGGGACGACATTCCCCCCGACGAGCCGCCGGAGCCACCCAGCCCACCGGATGCCGACGACGAGCGGATGATCTTCTCCAGCTCGCCCATGAAAACCGCCGAGCTGTTCCACGACACGCTGCCCGAGCGCGGCCGCATCATCCACTGGCGCGGCGAGTTCTACAGCTGGGACGCCACGCGCTACGTCACCCGGGACCGGGTCTATATCGACCAGCGCCTCTACCACTTCATGGCCAAGTGCGTGACGCTCAAGGTCCACCCCAAGACCGGCGCGTCCGAGGTGGTGGCCTTCAATCCCAAGTCCTCAACGGTCAACGACGTGGCCCACGCCCTGCGCGCGGTCTGCTACGCCGACCTGCCCGAGCCGCAGGTCTGGATCGAGCAGCGCACGGACGATGTGGAGGCCCACCAAATCGTGGCCTTCAAAAACGGCTTCTTGCACCACCCGACCCGCACGCTCAGCCCATCGACAGACCGGCTGTTTGTCACCTCGGCCCTGGACTTCGACTACACGCCGGACGCCCCCGAGCCCGCCGAGTGGATCAAATTCCTCAAAAGCCTCTGGCCCGACGACCCCGAGTCGATCTCCACGCTGGCCGAGATGTTTGGCTACCTGCTGACCGACGACACCAGCCAGCAAAAGATGTTCATGCTGATCGGCCCCCCGCGCTGCGGCAAGGGCACCATCTTGCGAATCCTTGAGGCCCTGGTCGGCTACGCTAACCGGGTCAGCCCAAGCCTCGCGTCCCTGGGCACGCAGTTCGGCCTGCAGCCCCTGATTGGCAAGCGCCTGGCCATGATCTCGGACGCCCGCCTCTCCGGCCGCGCTGACCAGCAGCCCATCGTCGAGAACTTGCTGCGCATCTCCGGCGAGGACGCCATCACCATCGACCGCAAGAACATGACCGCCTGGTCAGGCAAGATGCCCACCCGCTTCGTGCTCGCCTCCAACGAGCTGCCCGCCTTCTCGGACGCCTCCTCGGCTCTGGCCAACCGCTTCATGCCATTCAAATTCAACACCAGCTTCCTGGGCAAAGAGGACCATGGCCTGACCGCCCGCCTGCTCAAAGAGCTGCCCGGCATCGTCATCTGGGCCTTGGACGGCCTGGCCAGATTGAACGAGCGCGGCTACTTCCAACGCCCCCATTCAGCCGACGAGCTGGCCGCCGACCTGGTCGATCAGACCAGCCCGATCCGGGCCTTTGTGCAGGAGATGTGCATGGTTGGGGAGATCTACCAAGCCGACCGCGACGAGCTTTTCAAGGCCTGGAAGACCTGGTGCGAGGCCCAGGGCCGGGACCACGCGGGCACCAAAGTGTCGTTTGGCCGCCAGCTTTCAGCCGCTTTCCCGGGCATCAAGCGCAGCCAACCACGCGGAAATGGCACAGGATCATCCGGTGCCAACGAGCCATCTGGCACAAGATTGAACCTTTACACCGGCATTCGGATGCGTCACGATTGGGAGTCAGAAGATGGACCGTTCTGATTTTCAGCTTTTGGCACAACTTAAAGCTGTGCCGGTGCAAGCTGGCACAGCTTTTTTAAACACCCCAAAACCCGTGCAGCCCTTTGAATTCATTGAGGTTTTTCACTTTGGCACAACCTTGCACAAGATAAAACGTATATGTTCACATGTGTATGCGCACACACACACGCAATGCAAGTTACGGTTGAAATGTCATTTTTTTCGATGCCAACCTGTGCCAACTTCAACTGTTGCATAATTCCAACCAACCCGCCGCCACCATTAAACGGAGCCACGCATGACCAAATCAACCCCGGAAATCAAAGCCGAAAACCTCACCGGAAATCCTGCCGACAAAATCGAGCACTGGAACATCGAGAAACTTATCCCCTACGCACGCAACAGCCGCACGCACTCGGATGAGCAAATCGGACAGATCGCCGCCTCGATCAAAGAGTGGGGCTGGACCACGCCAATCCTGGTCGATGAGACCGGCGGCATCATTGCCGGACACGGCCGCACGATGGCCGCACAGCGCCTCAAAATGACCACGGTCCCGGTCATGGTCGCCAAGGGCTGGTCCGACGCCAAGAAGCGCGCATATATCGTGGCCGACAACAAACTTGCACTCAACGCAGGCTGGGACAACGAGATGCTGGCGCTGGAGTTCAAGGACCTGATCGCCCAAGGTTTCGATGTGGAGCTCACCGGCTTCAGCGAAGAAGAGATCGATGCCCTGATGCCCCTCGAGCTGGAGGAGGGCCTCACGGACCCCGACGACGCGCCCGAGGCCCCGGCCAACCCGGTCACCGTCCAAGGCGACGTTTGGGTCATGGGCAGCCACCGCCTGCTCTGCGGCGACTCCACCAGCATGGACGACTTGGCCAAGCTGTGCCAAAACCAAATGGTCGACATGTGGCTGACCGACCCGCCTTACAACGTGGCCTATGAGGGCGGCACCAAGGAAAAGCTCACCATCAAAAACGACGAGATGGGCGACGATCAGTTCCGCCAGTTCCTGCGCGACGCCTACACCGCAGCCGACTCGGTCATGAAAGCCGGTGCCGTTTTCTACATCTGGCACGCCGACAGCGAGGGCTACAACTTCCGAGGCGCGGCCAAAGACGCAGGCTGGACCGTGCGCCAGTGCCTGATCTGGAAGAAGTCCTCCCTCGTCATGGGCCGCCAGGACTACCACTGGAAGCACGAGCCCTGCCTCTACGGCTGGAAAGACGGCGCAGGCCACCTTTGGGCTGCCGACCGCAAGCAGACCACCATCCTCGAGTTTGACAAACCCACCCGCAACGGCGAGCATCCAACCATGAAGCCCGTGGCGCTCTTCGAGTACCAGCTCCTGAACAACACCAAAGGCGGCGACCAAGTCCTCGACAGCTTCGGCGGCTCCGGCACCACCCTGATCGCAGCCGAGAAGAACGGCCGGATTGCACGGTTGATGGAGTTGGACCCAAAATACTGCGACGTGATCGTCACCCGCTGGCAGGCGTTCACCGGCAAGCACGCGCACCTGGAGTCGGACGGCCGGTCCTTCACCGAGGTGATGGGCGAGCGCAGTCCAAACTCGCTGATTGGCAGCGAAATTGGCAAGGCCGACAAGCCCAAGGCGGGCAAAAAGGCCGATTGATGACCAAAAACCACCGAATCACTGACGCAAAAGGAGAGATTCATGACAAAAACTGAAGAAAAATCGGTTGTAAAAAAGCAACGCGGCAAAAATGGCGGTGCCCGACCTGGAACGGGTGGGGCCATGCCAGGTGCAGGCCGCCCTGCTTTTGAGCCCTCAGAGACCGAGCGCAAACAGGTGGAGGCCCTTTCGGGTTATGGCCTGCCGCTGGAGCAGATCGCTGTGCTGGTGCGCAAAGGCATCAGCGTCGAGACCCTGACCAAGAACTTCGCAGAGGAGCTGGTCTCAGGCAAGGCCAAGGCCAACAGCCAGGTCGGCCGCACCCTGTTCCAGAAGGCCACGGGCGGCGACACCACGGCGATGATCTGGTGGTCCAAGACCCAAATGAAGTGGTCCGAGACGCAAAAGGTCGAGCACACCGGCAAGGACGGCGGCGCGATCGCTTTGTCCAGCGTGGACTTGAAGGGCCTCAACGACACCGAGCTGGCGCAGATGCAGGCGCTGCTGCAGAAGGCGAAGGGGGGCGAGGAATGAGCGCCAACGAACCCATGGACCCGTTCTTCACCACGATGAAGATCCGCGCCTGCGAGGGCGACGCCGCTGGGCAGCTCTTGCTTGAGGCCTACGGCAAGCAGCAGGTTCAGGCGGCCATGGCCCAGATTGCACCCCGCATCGAAGCGGCCATCGAGCAGTCAGCCCTGGACGCAGCCGTTGCCGAGCGCCAGCGCATCATTGGCTGGATGCGCGACGAAGCCGAGTCCGGTGGCCTCACCGCCTCGCAGTACGCCGATTTTCTGGCCATGGGCCTTCCATCCACACAACCAACCGAGACACCCCAATGAACAAACCTACCCTTCCCGAGTCCCCCCTGCCCGCGCTGCTTGACCACGACGGCCGCTTTCAAGCCCTCTACCCCGAGGACTTGGTGCGCCAGCACGGCGAGGACATGATTGCTTTCGAGCGCGCCCGCATCCTGGCGCTGCTGGACACCTTCGGCAACCAGTGCCAGGCGCAAGGCCAGGCCATGAGCGAGACGGGCCACGCCAACACCACGGTAGTCAACGCGCAGCTGGACGCCGTGCGCCTGCTGCAAGAGGCGATCAACGCCGCATGACTGCCTCGGCGGTTCACCCAGGCGATGAGGCGGTGCTTTGCCACATCGTCCCGCTCGGCGACTTCAAAGAGCACGAGCTGACCATGGCCTGCTGGTGCCGCCCAGGCTTGCACGAGGATTACGACGACGTCGCCATCCACAACGCCATGGACCAGCGCGACAAGCTCGAGCGCGGGGAGATTCGCGTC